TATCTGTTTTATAACAATTAATTTTACTCCATGAAAATATATCTGTACAACTTAATTTATTAGCTATTTTTTTTATTTCATCATATGATTTTCTCATATTTTTTAATATTTCCTTTCTTTTTCTAATTCTTTTAGATATGCTTGATGTTCTCTTTCATTATATCTAATTTTATGTTTTAATAAATAATTGAAAATTTTATTATTTGCATCTGCTGGTGATTCTTTTTCTTTTAATAAATCATATTTATCATATATATAATACACTTCACGAATCCCATAAAATCTACTGCAAGTATATCTAATATGTTGTAATGAAATGTCTTTATCAAAAGCAATTACAATTTTTACATTGAGTCCTATTAAAATTTTAACCTGCTCATCAGATAAATCATGACTTCCTATTGCAACTCCTGTTTCGTCTTTTCTACTATATCTTTTCAATACACTTTTTTCAGATTCATAAACACAACAATATCCTGCTCTTTGTATACTTTTATAATTCTCTTGCAAGCCATATAAATTACATGATTTGGGATAAGCTTTTATTGGAAAATATTTAGGTATACCTAAAATATCAAAATGAGGTATTGTAGTTCTACCAATAATTCCTACATAATCTTTCTCATCTCCACACCAAAGTCTATGTGGTATAACTATTCTCTTCTTGTCATAACTGTATCCTATTTTAAACTTATCACATGTGAATGGCAATATGCCTTCTCGAATCCAATTTATATGAGGTAAATGAACATAATCTTTAATTATACTTTCATCATAAACCTCTAAATCATTAACATTATATCTTCTCTTTTTTACTTTTTTAAATATATACAAAGGATCTATTTTTTCTTGATTTTTATTTACATTTTTAGATTTAGTATATTTTAAATTTAATATATTATGTAGATATTGAATGGATTTAAAAAAAGATATATTTTTTATATCCATTACCAAAGTAAATATATCACCTCTTATAATTTTACCGTCTGATTTAAATATTCTAACTGATAATGTTTCTTTTTTTATAGCTATGTTATTAGTAGAACTATGACCGGGTAATCCACATCTATATTCTTTTCTATATTCTTTTAAATGATGACAATTTAAATTATTTATTATATATTCTATTTTATTATTATTTATTATATATTCTTTAAGTTCTATAGCATTCATAATACTTTTATCACCACCATTCTTGAACCTCTTCACCTTATGCTACGCTTAGAAGTGGAAGTATTCTTGACTATTAGGATAAAAAATATATAAAACTACATTTAAAAATCTACAGGAACATTACAAATACCAACTTCTTTTAATAAATTTCTTGATAAATCATGCTCTAATACAACTTGATAAAAATTAGCACTCCCTTCTCTATTTTTTACAATAAANGCTATTTGGTAGGTTTTATCTTTACTAATTTTAACAGGAATTTTAGANCGACCATTTTTCCCTTCTAGTCTATAAACTTTTAGTTCGTTTTTCCCTCCTGGGTATTCATCTTCAAAGAAATTTCTTATCATTATACAAGTAGATGCAGGGTCGATAATATTTTTTGCTAAACCAATATTATCTTGTGTATAAAATCTTTGTCTTGCGCCTCTTCCTTTTTCTAATTGAAAAGTACATGTAAGATGAACATTTTTTCCAGCTGGTTTAATAACATCATATAAATCTACCATACGCTGCATCATAAGCAACCATGAATTATCTGAAACATTTCCAGCATCATTTTTAAAAGTATCTATTAAAAAATCTCCAACACCTAAAGCAGAATATTTTTTTATTATTTTTATTGCTTTTTTTGCCGACCACTTATCAAAAGGTATAATAGTTATAGATTTTTTTTCTTTTTGTTTTAACATCCAATCTCCACATTTATGCAAAAGTTCTTTTACATCAGGAGAATATTTTCCATCTCTAACAACATACTTTTGTAAGTCTGCTTTAAAAATATTATTAGCTACATATACTAAATATTCTCTTTGCCATTTTTTTAAACCGTCTTCATTTAACATTATTACTATTTTTTCATTATTCTGTAGTATGCTTGGTAATATACTGTTTCTAGTGAAAGTAGTTTTACCTACATTACTTAATCCACCTATTAAAGTTATATTTCCAGCTAACATTCCACCAGTTTCTTTTGTGATTAAAGGCAAGTTACAATAAGGCAAACCTACTGCAAATCCTTTATCTAATTCATCAATCAATTCGTGTATTCCGTCTGCTATGTTATAACTTTTTGTATCTCCTTCAATATTCACAAAAATATGATTCAATTTAGATTCATAATAAGCATAAATTTCTTCTGCGTTCATATCAGTAAATTCACTAAGTTTATCATAAACAGGAAATTTCATTTTTAATAATTGCAGTACAACATTCCATTTATGTAACTCATCTATATATCCATTTATATTTTCTTCTTTTACATACTCTTTAGCTTTTTCAATGGTGTCATAACCACCATACTCTTCATATTTCTTTTTTAATTTATCATGTTTTTCAAGATATAATCCTACTGTAATTTCATCTAGAGATTGTTTTTTTTCTTTAATAATAATATCATATGCTATTNCATAATATACNCTCCATATATTATTTGTAAAATCTTCTAATTTTAAATTATCATATACATATAATAAATCAGGATTTTTATAAAATATACTACAAATATTTGCTTCTGCCGGCAATTTAAATTCTTTAACTTTTNGTACAGCATTATATAATTCTTTTTCAAAAGGAGTTANTTCTCTTTGATTATTCTTTTTTTTTNCAACTGCCATTTACCATAACTCCTCCAATTCTTTTTTTATTTTTTTACTTCTAGGAATATATTCAGCCTGTTCATGAATTTGATTATCTAAATTTATATTTTTAATTTTTTCTTTTGATTTTTTTGCATTTTTATATTTTAAAACGACATTATTTATTTCTCTATCAATAATACACATAATAGCATTAAATTTATGTTGCTCATCTTTATATGTAGTTTTATTTTTTTCTAACATATTTAATATTTCAGGTCTACATATTTTAAATGTAGTAAGTATGATTTTAAAATCATACTTTGCAAATTTTTGATGTTTTTTATTTGCTATATACTGACCATTACTTAAACCTTTTAGTCTAAGTATAAAATACTTAGGTAATTTCATATTTTCATCATATCCCATAATTTTATATTTAACATATTCATAAAGTTCAACCCAATCTTTATCTTGTGGCATTAATATCACACTCCAATTTATGTAGAATAAGGGGCTATTTTTACAACCCCTTATATTTTAAATTATAATTATTTTTCTTTGGTAAGTAGTTTTGCGAAGTCTAATATTTCTTGAAGAAGGTCTGTTTCATTATTAACCAAATCTTTCAGATTAACATTTTTATCTTTCATAAATTTACCTATTTTCTTTTGATTTGTTTCTGAAATAGATTTTAATATAGTTTTTATTTCAGAAACAATATCTTCTGCATTATTATTTTCTATGTCCATTTTTAATTTATCTTTTTCTACTCCTTGTGATAACTTTAATGCAGATTTTACACCATATTTTTTAGTACTTTCCCATTTTTCTCTCCATATTTCAAAAGAAGGATTTTCAAGAATTTGACCTTTTTTTGTAACTTGTGTTCTATCTTTTATAACTTTTGCATAAAATTTTACTCCTTCTTTATCTTCCTTTACAAATGTTTGTAAAACAATATCAAAATCATGTTCAGATTTTTTTGCTAAGTCAGGGGCTTCACCAATTTTGACCCTATCTGTACCTTTTTTCGTTTCATCAAACACATCTTTTTCATGTGCAACTTCTACCACCCATTTGCCTATTGATGAAAATGATATATAAGTTGCTCTTAATCTTTGATTCCATCTTTTTATATGACCCCAGTCTCTTTGAGTTAAATTTAAATCATCTATATCTACANATTTGCCTTTAGCTATTTGTTTTTTTGCACGACTTTCAGCTATTTCATATGCTGCTGCTTGCATATTTTCATATAATTTAGTACCGCTATCTATTCCTAAAGTATCGAATTCATTTAATGACTCTTCATCCTCTAANGCATCTAACGTATCTTGAATCTCTGATACAGAAAGAGTGCGTAAAACATTTTTTATATTAGGATTATTTTNTAAATAAAAAGTATTACCGTCTTCANTATCTACTAAATTTATGTTTGGNAATGTTCCTAAAATAGTAGACTTTCCTGTTGTTGGTTTACCATAAATAAGTACTTTTCCACCTGTNTGTGCAATAATTTCTTCTTTTGGTCTAAAGCCCATATATAATATATCCTCCTTGTTATTTTTAATATTATATTTTAATTATTATACCTGTAAAAATTTTACAGGTATAATAATTTTAAATTAATCTTCCTCGTCAAGCAATTTCATAAAATCTATTTCATCATCTTCATTATTATCATTATCTGAATCTTCAGTATCAAATGGAATGTCATCATCTTCATTTTCATCAATTAATTGACCTAAAAATACTAAATCACTTTCTTTATATTTGTTATAATCTCTTGATATTGTAGGTTTTCTATCTTCATCTTCTCCTATGTAAATAATAGCAGGTTTTTTAATAATCATTCTTTTTTCTCTGTTCCCACCTACTGCACATCTAGCTATTGCTTCTTCTTCTGTAAGTATATTTAATTCAATTAACTCTTTTATATCTTCTGGTATATCATCCAAGGTTACATTTACAAGACTTGCACCTTCTATAATTTCACCTTCTACTGTAATTTCAACTAGTTCNCCCTTTTTCTTAGGAGTAAGCATTTTTTTAATAAATTTCTTAGTATTATCAGGNTTCTGTTTATCTATCTCTAACTCAAATGTTTTCATAAAAGCAACATTTTTTTTAATTTCTTGACCATCGTATTTTCCAACATAATCTATTACATATGCTGATATAGGGAATACTGCTTTTTCTTTATCAGGTTTACCTATTGCATTACCATCAATTAATAAAGTTTGTGTAAAAACAGCTTTATAATCTTCTTGTTTTGCTTTTGATAAGAAGATTGAATTTATTTCTTTTTTTACTGAAATATTATCATTATAAAGTTGATATTTTAAATTCCCCTTTACATTTAATACCATGCCATTTTCAATATGTTGTTGTATGTATTCAATAGCATCATATGCAGATAAGAATTTTTTAATAAAATATTTATCTTGAGTATCTTTTTCAATTCCTACTTTTATAAAACAAGAATCACCAACAGTTTCTAACACATCCTCGTCAAATCTATCTTCCCATGCAATTTCAAACCTATTATCCCAATCATCTATTGTTTTTCCATTATCATTTTCTTTAACTCCATGTACATAAATTACATTATCTCTTTCTGCACCATAACCACCCATCATATCAGCATAAACAACATTTCCATTCCCACAATCTATACCAAGATTCATAGTATTATAAATCCAATCTGATTTATCAGATTCTTTATTAATTGCAAAAGTATATTCACTTAATTTCGCCTCTCCAATAAGCATAAATTGAGCCTTACCTTTTTTTAAAGGTGTTTTTACATCTTTTTTTGCCATAAATATTATCTCCTTTATATTTTAATTTTTATTATGTTGTAAGATTAATTTACAATAAATTACACATTTTATACACTTTTTCACTTCATTTATCTTCATTTTTCTTTCGTTTACTCCCCTATATATCCTCCTTACCCGTGAACCTCACATGACTAAAGTCACGTGCTTCTAAAATCACTTTTAGACTTTCCTGTTTCATCGACCTCGTAACCTACTATCTCCACAGGCGTTAATTCGGATAGTTCCTACCCTATCTATATCTATAATACTAACTTTCAATAACTTTTAAAGT